CTTATTTCTTTTTATTGATATTAGACGATTTTCTTTTTCTTCTTCTTCTTTAGCGCCTTAAAATCTGCGCCAGTAATTTTATCAGCAGGCTTTGCAGCGTTAGCAATCTTCATCTGCTTAGGGCTTAGTGACTTCTTCATTACTTACCTTTCTGGCAAGTGGAACACTTGCACTTGCAGTTCTTCATGGTGCACTTAAGAGCCATTATTTTTTGTCCTTCTTCTTCTTATCTGTCTTCTTCTTAGCATACTTTTTATTAGCAGCGGCTAGAGTCTTCATGCCATGCTTGTTCTTAGGCTGCATACAGCCACAGGTAGCGCACATTATTTACCCTTTGGCTTTGGCTTGGCTTTTGGACCCTTACCGAATCCTGGCTGACCCTTTTTCTTACCACATCCACATGTTGCACACATTGGCTTTTCCTATCTATGTCTTGCCGTTTTTTTGGCAATTGTTTTTGGTTGTTTTACAAACTGCTTCCCCTTGCTATTGCCTTCTGCTTTAGCACGGTTGGTAGCAGCCTTTTCTGAAGGAGTAAGAGTATCCCACGCTTTGTCTGGTAGGTAACGCTTTTTACCTTTAGATTCTTTTCCATCTGAAGTGCGCCATTTTTCATTGCCCCACTTCTTCAGGGATTGTTGTGATTTTGCAAGAGCCATCTTAGTTCTTATAACCTCCGCCTGACTTCTTGTACTCAGCAGCAAGAAGTTGAGCCTTACGAGCAGACCACTCTCCTGGATCTCCGCCTTTAGTTCCAGCCTTTATCTTTTTAAATAAACTCTTACGCATTCCAGGCTTGGTGTAATTCCCAGCCTCATTTACTTTTGACTTTGGTTTTGCTGCTTTTTTTGGCACTCTTAACTCCTCCACTCTTTGGTACACAGTTAGGAACTCTTTTACCATTCTTCATCTTAAAACCTTTTTGAACGTAACCTTCCCAACAAGCCACTAGCAATCCCACTTTCTTAATGCTAATGCTTTACGAGTTGGCTTGCCATTCTTTTCCATAGGTCCTGGCATTCCACCCATCCTTGCACAGAATGATTTACGACGGGCTGCAGACTTCTTAGACTTCTTTGCTTGCTTAGCAGATACAGGTGGCTTTAATGTTCCGCCAGTCTCACGCTTGTATGATGCACGACCTTTAGCATTTAATCCACCCTCTGGATTTTTGCCTTCTTTACGTTGCCACGCTGCTGTCTTTGCCATTATCTTCCCTGACTTCTATGAGGATTGCTCTTGTGCCAACTCTTTACAGCCTTGACACCTTGCTTAACAGTCTTTGATCCACCCTTTTTTGTGAGATTGATTTTATCCCACTTACCTTGATTGGTATTGGTGTGCTCAACAACAACATCACCCTTTTTATTTTTAGAAACTTTATGAACTACCTTGGCTTTTTTCTTAGGAACACCAATAGCAAGAGTTACTGGCTTCTCTTCCTTCTTCTTATCAGCCATCAGGTCACCGACTTCTTATGTTTGTAACGAATTGGGGCTTTAGGTTTTCTCACTATGCCACCCTTCTTTCGTTTTAATCTAGCACCGCCAGCCTCGTACTTACTCTCAGTAACATTTGTTTGAATATTCTTTTGTGGCTGCTTACCAGCCCTTGCTCCAATGTTTCTGCGCCGTCTTGCCATTACTTACTCTTTTTCTTCTTTGACATTCCCGCTTCGCTCATTGCAATAGCAACAGCCTGCTTCTTTGATTTAACAACTGGGCCTTTACCAGGACCCTTCTTACCTGAGTGCAACTTTCCTTCTTTGTATTCTTTCATAACCTTTTCAACTTTGCCTTTTGATTTTTTAGTTGCCATCATCATCCTCTTCTACTTGGTCATCTAATTCTACAGCATCAAACTCAAAGAGAGATGGGTCTAATAACTCCTCAAAATTTCCCAAGGCTAGTTTGCGTATGCTTGGAATTGAGGATCGTTTACTAACTCCTCTGAGTTGACTAGGTTGCAGTCTATAGTTACTACTGAATAACGTTCAGCGTATCTTCCACGAGGCAAGACTCTTGTAGGTACAAATACTTGATCTTGAAATACCACACGATCCTTGATGTGTTGGTTTGGATCAGTGACCATTGCTGGAATAAGTCTATTTATATCTGCTACAGAGACAACGAGACGCAGAGTATCTACTACGTAGAATCCTCGTTCATTCATTATATTTGTACCACGTATTAATTGCGCTAAAATTACTGGCAAATCAAATGGGTCATTCCATCTTCTACCCTTAGTAGGATCTTGATTTGATACATCATAAACTGGATCTACATAATTTGCGTAATCTGCAGCAAGGGCTGCATCATCCCAAGTCCACCAGTCAACAATAGTGCCAACAGGATCACGAAGTTCATCAATCATGCCCTCATCCATAGAGAGGGTCTCAAACCCTATCTTAAATCGTCCTTGGACTTTAGAACCACGCATGAGATAAGTATGACTTATTTATATTCTTTAACCTGTCTAAATATGTGCTTATAACTATCAAAAAATCTAGTTCTTAATAAAATTGAATCTTTAAGTTGTTTTTCAAAATCTTCAGAATTTCCTATTTCCATTTCCCAACTTTTTCTTTCAAAAGGAATGGCTTGAGCAATAGGGGTTCCTGCAGGAATTAGTCCTTCAAAATTTTTATTGTTTAAAACAAAAGGAAAATTAACAGCGGCAGTATAAGTGTCTGTATCAACTACTCCAGGTACGATTGTAAATGGAAGATCTCTATGTAAAGGAGTTATAAATAGTGTTGAGTAACCTGGAGGCGTTTTTATTCCCCAAGAGTTAATCCACTTAGGATATGCCTCTTCGTTAGAAAGGGGATGATTAGGAGCCTGTTCTAAAGGATGAAATTCTATTGGTTTGTAAGAGGGCCATTCATAATAAGTAATAAATTTACCCGTTTCTTTTCCAGTTTCAGCCTCTACAAGTTCTCTTTGTGACACATAAACATCTACATATGAAGTAATAATGTAACCACTAACCATTGCATCAAATACTGGCATACATCGCTTTATAGTTGCCGATGTGCGTCCTTCACCCATTGGTTTTTTCTCTGTGCCTATATACGAATCAGTATTTTTATACCACTCAGGAATAACTTTAAATGCGGGTTGAGGTTGATATGTTAAAGGAACACCCTCAATATTTGTAAAGATAATTTTTTCCAACGAATGCTCCAATTTTAAATTAAAATATTTTTATTAATTTACGTCTTTTACAATTCCATCTTCTATAATTTTATCAACAACCCACTCTAACAGATTTTCATTCCACTCATAAAAGGATATACCATCAAATTCAGGTCGAGGTGTTGGAGGATCCCAAGTTTTTTCATCGGCATTCCATGTCCAGGAAGGATACGGACTTAAATTTTCGTTTGGAATAAACTTACCCCCACTGTACGTTGCTCCAAGAGTAACGTACCAAGCATCTTCTTCTGGCACAGAAACAAGCGCATCAGCACCAGACTCTTGTAAAAAATTTGTTTCAAATTCAGTAGTAAAATTCTCTACTGCAATTATGTTTTCTACAGCGGTATCTTTTATAACAGCATAATTATTAGGTATCAAGTTGGTTTATAACCTTTCTTTAAGAAGGTGGGTAGTATTCATAAACAAATATTCGACCACCTGCGCCTGTTCCACCTGCGCCTCCTTTAGAGGTACAATTTGATCCACCACCGCCACCGCCACCGCCACCAGGGCCGTTTCCAGCACCACCTACTCCTCCAGTATCTCCAGGTTGACCACATGATGGTGGATTACCCTGGTTAATTGCAAACCAAGCACCGCTTCCACCGCCACCGCTACCACCATTAGATTGACCGCCTGATCCTGGCCCAGCACCTCCTTGACCTGCCTCAGCAGGTCCTCCGTAGTTACCTCCGCCTCCGCCTCCGCCTCCTACGGGGTGGTTATACGGACCGTTACCTGGAATGGCAAGAGTTAAATTAATTGGAGTTGAAGCACCACCTGAATTAGCAGATCCAGTAAAACTACCTGATTTGGGATTTCCACCGCCACCGCCAGCATTTGATGCCACTGTTCCAGTAACTGGAGTAGCATTAATTGCTGATGCGGTAAATAATCCTCCAAAAGAAGATGTACCGCCTGTTCCTGCAACAGTAACTGAGTAGTTTGTACCAGCATTTACAGGGTAATCATATGCTCCCCTAGCAATACCACCTGATCCACCACTAGAACCGTCAGCACTTGCTTTGCCTCCTGAGTTACCGCCATTAACAACAAGAACTCCAATTTTAGTAACACCAGTAGGAACAGTGTAGGTAGTGCTTGAATTGTAAGTTTGGGCTAACTTATATCCACTAATAGTTACTGCATTTGTAAAACTTGAAAAAGCACTTTCTCCAGTGGTATTTACTGCTTTTATTTTAAACGTGTAAGAACTTCCAACTGTTAAACCTGATGGTGTAATAGGAGATGTAGCACCAGTCTTAGTAAAACTATTATTTTGATCAGATACTACGAAGTTAGCAGCAGTACCACCACGATTTGCCGCAGTAAATGTAACCGTAGGAGTAACAGTGTCTCCTCCTGGAGACGCTCCAATAGTTGGTGTGTCTGGAACGTCAACAATTTTTGAGGCACTAGCAGAAGCATCGTTGTACTTCTTACCCGTTAAATTAGAGTCACTAGCCTTCCGTATTGCCATTAGGAGATCTGACTTCCGTACGCTGAGAATGACATCGTTGCATTGGATCCAAAGACACGGATACGATCACCAGCAGCAAGAGTTAATCCAACAGTTAGAATAACTGAATCTGAGGCTGCAACTGTTGCGCCATAGACAATCCAATGTTTATCAGCGGCATTTGAAGAAGCGTCTGCTGAGGGTTGTACAGCAATTCGATACGTTGCAGAGGATCCTGCTTGATTTGCAATTACTAATGAAGAAACGATTGTCTCAACACCTGTTGATGTATATAGGGTTCCTTCGGTAGTAGCACCAAGTGTTGATGTGGCTACTTGACCTAAAATTTTATATGCTGTTGCCATGTGACTCCTTAAGTAAGGTACGTATAAGGTACCTAAGTAACTCTTACTTGTACTGGTAAACAGGTAAAGGTTAATTGGTACAGGCTGGTTATGTGGGCTAAAGTGTTCCCATGAATTTGGTGCATAAATCCGTATCTCAAGGGGGCAAATTAGCGCCCCTAATTCTACCCCACTCAACCACCTCTGGTATGGGCTTAATGAATCCATCAATTTTTGTTGATGATGACGGCGATATTTTAGTAAATATTAGGCATGTAAATTACACCCTCTATCACTCTGAAAAAGATCAGAGATTCTTTAGTCCTTGGGGACCACTCTCCTATCTACATCCTGAAAAAGATCAACGGCTAGTTACGACCAACTATCTAGGTCGTCTTGATAAAGATTATAATTTAATAAATTTTACTAAAGTTGATTACTCTAAATTTAATGTACCTCCTATCTGGGAGTTTGTTGGTGAAGAGGATGTACGCATTACTCAATGGGATGGTAACTACTACCTGATCGGGGTACGGCGTGATACCACGCCCAATGGGCAAGGTCGCATGGAGTACTCCAAGATTGAATTAGATAAAACAAACTGGACAGCCAAGGAAGTTCAACGAGTCCGTATTCCGCCTCCTGTAGATGTTACTTCTTACTGTGAAAAAAATTGGATGCCTATCCTTGATATGCCATATCACTTTGTTAAATGGGCAATGCCTACAGAGGTCGTTTGGGCTAATCCTGATAAAGCGGAGTGCAAGCAGGTACTAGTAAAACAAACTCCGCCTGTTTCTCCCGATCAACGTGGTGGTACTAACGTAATTGCTTGGGGCGATTATTACATTGCGTTTACTCATGAAGTTAAGTTATGGAAAAATTATTTAAACCAAAAGGACTCCGTGTACAGACATCGAATGATTGTCTGGGATAAAGAGTTTAATTTTATTGGACTTACATCTTCCTTTTCATTTTTAGATACGCCAATTGAATTTTGCGTTGGCGCAACGGTTATAAAGAAGAATCTAGTACTAACTTTTGGCGTTCAAGATAATTGCGCCTTTGTTCTTGAGGTTCCAAAAAAGATTGTAAATGGAATGATTACGGAGGCCATGTCTTATGGAGATTAAAGAGTTAACTTTAAAACTGGCTGAAAATCCACAGGATATAGAGAACAACTTTAATCTTGCTGCTGCGTATGAGCATCAATTGCAGTATGCATCAGCGGCAGGATTCTATTTAAGAGCGGCCGAGTACGGCTACAAAACGCACCCACTAATTACATACACCTCTCTGTTAAAGATGGCTCTATGTTTTGGTGCTCAAGGAGAGAGAAATAAAACCGTCTACAACAACATTATGCAGGCCATTGCATACCTACCAAATAGACCAGAGGCATACTTCCTACTAGCAAGAATTAAAGAACGAAATAAGGAGTACCAAGAGTGCTATACCTTTGCAGAGTTAGGTTTGCTCTTTGCAACTCACGCCCACAATCAACCGCTACCTGGATATGTAGAGTACAACGGAACTTATTGTTTATTATTTGAGAAGGCCGTTGCTGGTTGGTGGATTGGACGAAGAACAGAAAGTTACGCTTTATTCAACCATCTACTAGATGGGCATGAGATGTCTCAAGAGTATGTAAACAGTTGTCTTAATAACTTAAAGTTGTTCCTATAATGTTTCCTAATTGGTTTAAAGATGTAGAGAAGTACTTCAGACATGTGCCAAGTGTTCCACTTCGTGCATTGCAGATTGGAACCTACACAGGAGACGCCACGCAGTGGCTACTTAATAATCGAGAGATCGAATATCTAGATGATGTAGATACATGGGAGGGCAGTGAAGAAGTCGCCCATGAATCTTTGGACTTTGTTTCAGTAGAGGCTTACTATGATTCAAGATTCCCAAAGGATGGAAGAATCATAAAGCACAAGATGACCAGTGATGAGTTCTTCTTAAAGGGCGCTAGTTCATATAACTTTATATACATAGATGGCGACCACACCGCCCTACAGACCGCTATAGATGGCCTGAATGGCTTTAGGCACCTGGAATCAGGTGGAGTGATGGCATTTGATGACTACCTCTGGAATTATGGTGGAGGAGAGTACAGGGAGCCTAAGAGGGGCGTGGATTGCGTTCTTAATCTTTGTAAAGGCGAGTACACAATGATTGAATCTGGTTATCAGGTATGGATTGAAAAGTGCTAGATAACGCTTGCTTTGAAGTCTTTCATACTGATACTGGAAATGAATTGAGAAACAAATCTTACAAGGGCATTTTAAAATCTATGTCATTCTTGCCACGCCTTGGCTCCGATACTGTGTACTTAGATACTGCCAAAAAGGCTGAGGAGTTTATTAATCAAACACCTAAATTTAAAGTCAACACCGTCACCGATTTCTGTAAGCCAGGAGAGACCTTTCCACCATCATCTGGAGTCATAGGAGTTTGGGCAAGTAATTACTTGGCATATAAAAAGTTTTTAGAATCTAAATATGACACATTAATTATTTTTGAAGATGACATAACGGTAAGTAGAAATTTTAAAAATATTGCAAGTATTTATATAAGTGAACTTATGCCTATCTGGGATTTTTTTTCATTTTTTGTTCCTGATGATTCTTTGTTTGCTTACAATTCTTCAGAGCACGATGTGTACCAAGACTACACCTGTCGTTCGTATCAACAGTGGTCATGTGCAGGATATGCTGTAAGCAGACGTGGTGCAGAAAAAGTAATAAATGATGTTGAATCTAAAGGAATTAATTGCCCTGTAGATTGGTATATCTTTAACTTTAGAATGAAACAAGAAGAAAACCAAATAAAGTTTAATACGTTTACGGTAAAACCGCAGATATATAAACCTATAAAGTTTTTACAAGAAGCAGCGCAGTACAGCCAGATACATAACGGTAGTACAGAAATACTTTAGTTACATTCCACCTAGCATTAATACATCAGCAACAGTTGCACTTCCTGAAGGAGAAGTTCCTGCCACACCTTGGCTACCTAGAGTTCCTTGAGAACCTACAGTTCCTTGAGCACCAGTAGTTCCTTGTGTGCCTGCACCTGTAGTGCCTTGAACACCCTGAGTACCTTGAGAACCAACTGCACCCTGTGTTCCTAGCGTTCCTTGAGTTCCATCAGTACCTTGTGTGCCTTGAATAGCACTTCCTTGTACACCTTGGGCTCCTACTGTACCTTGAATACCTTGATCACCCTTGTCACCGACAGTAGCAAAGGTCATTGTTACATTAGCATTGTTTGATAAAGTTAATGGACCAGAGACATAAGCAACTGGCACATCATAGTAATCACCAGAGTTAGTGTCGTTTGCTCCAATAATTTGGAAGAACGCATAATTTAAAGGATTAGTAATATCAGTTACTTTAATAGTTCCTTTAATTGCAGAAGTTGAATCATCAATTGTGTTTAAATACGAAGAAATATCTACAGAATTTACATCTAAAGGATCAAGGTAGAGATGAGTTGCAGATGAAAAAGAAGCATTATTAAATTTAGCATTTCCAGAACCAGGATCAGTATCAGCGGTATTAGTTAAGTAGTTGTACTCAAAAGTTTCTCCACCAAACGCACCTGTAGCACCTTGGGTACCAAGCGTTCCTTGTGCACCTAAAGTTCCTTGAATTCCTTGAGTTCCTTGAGAACCCAATGTTCCCTGAGTACCTTGCGTACCTTGAACTCCTTGAACTCCTTGAGTACCTTGAGTACCTTGAGTACCATCAATACCTTGAGTACCTTGAGTTCCTTGAGTTCCTTGAGTACCTTGAGCACCCACTGCTCCCTGAGAACCTAATGTTCCTTGTGCACCAACAGTACCTTGAGCACCTAATGTTCCTTGTACTCCTTGTAATCCTTGTACACCTTGTACTCCTTGTATTCCTTGTACTCCCTGTACTCCTTGTACTCCTTGGGTACCCTGTGTACCTTGAGCACCACTTATATTTTGATAACTTAGAGAACTCCATATGGTAGAGCCATCACCAATTTTAAATTTACCTGTGTCAGTTTCAAAACCTGTTTCACCTGCAAACAGTGTTGGGTTAGCAGCAGTCCATTGCGCTGCAGTACCTCTTCTTAATTGAATTCTTAATGTTGACACTATTTGGCTCCTAGGTCTCTAAGTACAAACTTTTTATTATTAAACATTTCCCGAATCAATTCCCGTTGCGGTATACACAGTATTGTAAGCGCCAGCATCTAAACTGGCGGTGTAAACAGTACTAAAAATACCTCCGTCATAAAAGTCGATAGGTGGGCCATCTGGATAAGTTGCTGTGCTCCAAACACCTCCGCCGTCATACTCATCTGTAAAATTTGAGTCGACTAACCCTCCATCGGCATTTAATTCATATGAAGCAGTACCAAATAATCCGCCATCAATAAAGATCTCAGCAAGAGCGGCATCTGTCGGAGTAAACTCTAACCAAGCCGAACCATTGTAAATCTTTAATTTTCCACTAGAGTAATCAAAATATGCATCTCCAGTATTCCTAGGGGTAGGAGTTGCTGTAGAGGCAAATACATTTAGCGGAACTAGATGACGTTTACTCACACTTAGGCCTTAACTACTACCCTGTATGTCTCACCTGATTGTGGAGCCACTCCAAATCCAATAGTTACAGCAGATGTAGTTGATGCAATTACATCAGTAACTACCTCGTTATAAGTAGCATCTTGTACAGTTACTAACACATCTCGTGTTCCAAGATTGTGTGTAATTGTGAAAGTTGTTGCTGAATATGGAGATACTGGAGTAATAGTCTCTGCGTGAGTTCCAAGTTGACCAGAGGTACCTTGAGCACCAACAGTTCCTTGGGCGCCAGTAGTTCCTTGTGCACCAGCAACACCGACAGCACCAGATAGATTTACTGTCCATGAAGCGTATGTTCCAGTACCAACTTTGCTGGTTTTATTAAATGCAAGGGCGCCAGTTCCAGAGTTGTAAGAACTTACAGTACCGTATTGAATGTTAGAGACATCGTAGGCAACAGTGATGTCTTGACCAACAGAGTAATCAACTGCTAGATCTGTAACCGTAATTGTTTGAGAACCAGAAGTTCCTAATGTAAATGATGTTGTAGAGGTTGTGGAGTACTTATCTCCATCAAGACCAGATGTACCTTGAGAACCAATTGTTCCCTGTGCACCTACTGTGCCTTGAGTACCTTGAGCACCTTCAGTTCCTTGAGAACCTAATGTTCCTTGTGAACCC